ATCATCACCAAGGTTGCATCTGCCCTTTCATAAACAAATTCGCTAATTCATCCCATGAATGGGGTGATGGGTGGAATTTAGAATCTATATCACTATGAAAGACCGTGTTAAACGCCTTCTGGTACTCATCTCTTCCATAGTGGAACATTTCTCTCATAAAATTATCTAATCGTGAGCGAACATTATCTTCAAAACTCAATTGGGATGAGGTGTCGATATGAGAGAGGGTCTTCGCTAATGACTCAGGTTCTATGGGTGATAGGTGATAGATCTTGTTACCTTCCCGGAGAACGTAATACCTGCGCTTCATAAATCTGGTCTCTGGGAAGCTAACATGATCGACGAATTCACTACCTTTATTCTCAGGCTGAACTTGGATAACATCTGGGGCCAGAATTTCAGCAGTTTTCGGTTGAGTCATTAAGTGGCGAATCGCCTTCGCAATGTAAGCTATAGCATCATCACCACAGAACCAAGCCCTAATCATCTCTCGGTAATTCTTATCTATTAGAACATTCGGGAAGAGTCCGTGTCGATTATAACCCATCCTAGGGACGTAAGAGCCCCTAGCCGATTGGGAAATATCGATAACTAGTCTCTTGTACGCAATGCAATAAGCGATAAAACTTTTAATACAATTGTAAAGCCAGGTAATGACAGCGCCTGATGGGAGAATAAATCTCGAGAAATAGTAATCAGTCTTAAGTAAGTTGATAACCATGAAACATAAGATGAACACAAGCTGTGACATCCTAGCCTGTTTCTCGGTGAATCCGTGTAGCTTAAGAGAAACATATATGAAGATCGAAACTTTCAACATCATGCCTTCATCGCCTATGATATCGTAAAACTTACCATCAAGACAAAAGAAGGCTCTGATAACGGGGTCATTCAACAGCTCGGGATCAAAATAAGCTAATTGTTCGAGAATCTCTCTGTTCCAATCATTACCAAGATCATAGCCCATGGTACATTGGAACCCACGGGGATTATTCTTGAAAATGGTCATAACTGGACCTAAATGTTTTCTAGCTAAAGCAGTAACGGGGAGGGTGCAAACGGAAAAAAATCGGAGTTTTTGGTCATCTAAATTCTTCACAGACCTAATCTCATCTTTAAGTTGACGCACCGAAAGGGAAGCAGGAAGGATTCCTTGTTCAAGGAGTTTCTCTATCTCTGCTACCCTACCTAAGATTGCGCTCTTACAAGTTACAGAACCATCTTCGCCAAATGTGAAACTGGAGGAATTAGGTCCATAACCAACTCCACCAGACGCCTTCCGGTTAAAATGATTAAGAAATTCATCGCCTTTAAAGATCTCATAGTCGCTGAGGGGTTGAAGTTTGGGGTGTGGAGCGAACTCTATATCTAACAAAGTGGCGAGGGCGAACTCTAGGTCCGCGCTCGGAGCGGAAACAGAGCAATGACCTAATAAATTCCTGCTTTCCGGTGTTTGCCACACGGGTAGTTCTAAACCTGGGTAAGTAAACTCACCCTTTATGATTCGCGGAGCGACCCACTTGCTCATATCAGCACCTAGTGTGCTCAAATAAGCTTGCATGTCGCGAGAACCATAAATTGGGGATATTTGAAAGTTACTTTTCATTTTTGGAATGAAGCCACCTTCAAAGGAGAACAAAGGTATAATTGGATTCTCTGCGCCTATCTTCTCTCTGATACAGCGTTGCAGGTTGAGGTTACTTATCGGGGGGATGGGACCTAGCACGCCCTTTCTATCTGTAAGAGCGTTCATTTCTACGTAAATACCATGCATAACCGGGAGATTCAGTCTAACTCTAAAATCATTCAAAGCAGTTACTAAGGTCTCTCTTCTTATGATGGTAGCAATCTTTCTTTCAGTACCATGAGCGCGAGCTTCATGTATACCATCTACATAACCACCCATGATAATGGAGGAGCCGCACAGGCCGTTCGTGTCGCAATCAGATGAGTAAGTGTAATATTTGAGGTTCGATTCATCAACAGCCTCAACTTTCACTTCACCTATGCGTTGCCTGGAATCACAATTTAATAACTCTCCTCCAAAAGCTAGAGAGGACGTAACGGAACTATTGGAGGATCTGAAGTAATGAATAGGGGGATTATTGTTAGTGTCTAATATACACATCGCAGCCGGGAGGTAACAGATGACGAGGTCTTTATCCTTCAATCCATAGAAAGTATCGAATACGTATTCTACTCTTGAACCGGAGCGGTACATTATTATCTTGAAGGTCCCAAAGGGGTCATCAAGGACAATACCGGGTTCTCTGTTATCAAAAAAGAAATGTTTCGGGACGAGAAGAAAGTTCTCACTAATAATAAGTCCATAAAGAACGTTATTACCTCGTTGAAGTCGAACGGTATTAGTCATAATCGACGTAGTGATGTCTCTCGGTTTAATATCCATTACTTCCATCGCCTTACGCCCGAATTCCTCCCAAGTAAACTTGGTCATGGGGCTTTCTCTAAATTCCTTAGCTCGGGTTGTTCCATCAACTTGGTGCCTAACTCCCTCTAGGGCTTTAGCCTGCATCTCAGCAAGTATAAGTTCTCTATTCTTTTTGGTGAAGAAATAAATAATTATACCTAACAGAGCAGAGGCTGCCGTGAGAGGAGCTACGTAAAGGGCTAATTTTTTCCATTGCGGTTTGTAAATCTCTACGACAGCGGGGAGGGGGTTCTGACCATTCGTTAACCTTCTGAACAAATTCGCATTGGAGCGAA